TACTATTAATGAGCATGAACATCAGCGTGTCAATCATATTGCTAATCATGTCTGCGGTGTTACTGTTGTTGATGGTGTGAATATAAGATTATAGCAGTCGTATGTCGTGTATCCAATCGTCACCTGTGCAGGATCACCGTTCTCGTCAACGATCGTCACCGTGTAGTTGCTGAAAGTGCTGAAAGCACCGACTGGAAAGTCAGCGATGATGACTGATGCCTCACCAGTCTCGTCTGTTGTCACCTCGTAGGTGTAGCTGACTCCTGCATTGTTGTCTGTCATCGTGAGAGTGTATGTCGTGTCTGCATCGAGACCGGGCAAGAAGATTGTACTCTCGCACGGATCTGTTGTCACATCGTAGCAGATGTCGCACGGTGTAGTGTCGATCGGTGTTGGTGGTGGACATTCAGGGCATAGACCTTCGTCAATGCACCTCGCTTCTGATAATACCAATGCGGAATAATAAAAGAATACTGTTCCGTCTGTTGATCGATCCAATGCACAGCTAACAAACTCACCCTTCGTATCGTCCAATGCAGGGTCTGATGTTAAACCAGTCCAATCAACAGTATATATCGTGACTGCACCATATATAGGATCAGGAATAGGTGATACAGATGTGCTGATGCTTATAGAGCCACCGAATAAAGCTAATGTGCTATTGGCAAATAATGAATTGATCTGATCAATTACTGTGAAAGGTCCTGAAGGATTATCTGCTGGGAATTCAAAGAATCGTTGATAAGCAACATAAGACAATTGGATGTTTCCAAATGTCACCATTGCATCCGGTACTTCAAAGATCATTTTATACGAGAGTGCCATGCTTACAAATATACATCATAAATAACGAATCCAATCACGGTGAAACGTGGCGCAGTAGTACCTGAAGCAGTCCATCAAATCGCTCTTGCGAACGTCCGTACTCCTGTCCTTGATGATGTCACCATCCTCGTCCACCTCCACGTACTTCAGGTCAGTGATCAGTCCCTTGCACGATCTGTCAATCTTCACGCAGTAGTTCTGAAGCAGACTGTTGACAAGCACCCTCGTATCCCTCACGCTCGGATTCACCGCAGGTTGACGCATCTGCATCCTGCCCAACCGAAGCCGTGACTGAACTACATCGTAGTACCCGGTGTTCCCGGCAGTGAGCGCAGAACGATTCGCCCCTGTCGCATCACCAGTCACGATGAGCGATGCCTTCGGATATTTGGCAATGATCGAATCGCACAACTGATAGATGTCGCTGTTACGCAGGGCGAACTCACCAATCACATTGATGCACCCCCCTACGTGCTGGACTGCGATGCAAGTGATCGGGTCCACGTTGAAGTCAAAGCTGAGATAGATATGCTGATGCGGATCGAAAGCAACTTCATGCACGTGCTTGTCCACATCGAAAGCGTAAGCGAAAGGATTGTTAGCGAGATCAACGTCCTCTGCAAGTATCTCGCACCGAAAGGTCAGTTCATCGAGCTGATCACGCAGGTGATCCACCTCTTCGTGATTGATGTGCGGATTGTCATAAGTTGACAGGTTGAAACTTGACCAGCTCGGATCGTCTCTGGTGAATAGCTCCTTGAAGAATGTCCTCCCGAACTTTGGAGTGCTGAGAATCCACGCATCGCCCTTGTAGTCCAGCAGCGTAGCCATGATCGTCTGCGTCCATGCCTCCCTGAACTTCTTCGCCTTCTCTGCCTCGTCAATCACGACCCTCGCATACTTGCGCCCACGACCAGAGTCAGGCTCATCCATACTCCAGAAGTCAATCACGCCACCTGTCACCAGACGCATCTGCTTCGTCTGCTCGTTCTTGCTCTCGATGATCGGCTTCAATGTGTACTTCAACTCAAGCCACACATCGTGCAGGTCCTTGTACGTGGGAGCATAGTACGCACATGGCTTGCCATCGAGAGCGACATTTGGCAACAGCTCGTTGACCGCAAGCGTGGTCTTCCCCCACCTGCGCCCGATCTTCAATACATTGTACCTGCTCGCATCACTGATCACTCGCTCCTGACCAGAGTGCAGACGCTTGAGCTTGATGGCGATGTCAGTCACGGATGATCCTGATGTTGATAGTACCATCGTCAGTCTTGACTTCCTGCCTGTTCATCTTGGGAGTGATGAACTCCGCAAGCGTAGCCATCATCTTCAGACGATCGTGCGCTGACAACTCAGCGAGATCCTTCCGCATCGTATACTCGTCATAGGAGTCGAGCAGTCTCTCGATCTTGTCCTTGAGCTTCATGTCTTCTTCTTCACTTTACCCGGCAGCGACTTCATCTGCTTCGGTGTGGTCTTACGAGCGAACTCCTTCGCCACCTTCGGATTGGTAGCGTAGAGATAACTCTTCTGTGCTTTGGATTTAAATGGCATACTACAAAGATACACACAGACTCACTCAATCTCGCCCTCCTCTCTAAGCACCCTCTCAGCCCACCTCAACGCAGGCTCACCACCCCACAACAAATAGCTGATCGTACCACACGCAGTGTCATCATCAGGATCATAGTACTCACCTGCACGACTGAGATACGAATACATCCGCTTCACGGTCATCGTAGTGATCGGCTCACGGTTCGCTAACTGCTGCGCCCTCACCTTGCCCACCTGCGTAGCGCATCGGTTGCCCACTTCATCGTTTAACCTGATGCCTCGCTCCGCTGCTTCGCTGATCGCTCTGGGATAATCTGTGTATGTCATTTGTTCGATCGGTATTGGTAGTAGTAGAGGAACTGATCAATGAATATCTTGTCCTTGACAAGCCCACTCTCTGCGAGTCTCAGCGCATAGTCATAGTCTTCACCCATGCTGATAGACTTGTATCCGATCTCCCTCGCTATGCTCGTCATGATTGGATTAAGATGGTTGAGAGGACGAAGGTAGCGCACTGCTCCATCATATCTCTCAGGCTTATCACTCCACTTCAGCCCGGCACGATGCACGAACTCCAGAGGATGCTTTGAGTTGGTCGTGATGATGCCTTTGAATCCGACACCATACACATCTCGCTTGAGCTGCGACAAGATCATATCAACATAGTTCGTGCTGATCATATCATCGTCATCGATGAAGTTCATGTACTTGGTCCTGCATGAGTCCACTGCGTACTGTCGTTTCTCTCCGATGCTATGCTCTTTGTTGTCTTTAATCACGATCACCTGCACTGGCTTACAATCAACCTGAGGGTCGAGTCGTGTGCGAAGTCGTGCGAGCATCGACTCCCTCCCGGTGATGGTCAGGATGTAAATCGTCCACAACGGCTTCACAGTGGAAAGCCGATCTTCTGTCGTTGATTGAATAGTCGCTGTCCGTGTGTCCATGCCGTTGCTGAGTTCTCACGCTTGTATGTCTCGTCAAGTTGAGACTTGCCTACCGTGTAGTGTCTGTGTTCGATCTCGATGCTCTCGTCAAGGTGATACATCCCATGCGCCTTCGCTGTCTCAGTCAGATCGTTGTCTGCGAACATACTGATGTACTTGGGATGGTAGAGATAGCCGAGTCGCTCGTATGCGCCTCTGTTCATAATTGGGATCGTCAGGATGTCCGAGCGAATGCCATCATGCACTTGCAGGACCGCAGGCTCTGGATGGCGAGCAAACCAGTCGAGCAGTAGCGAGTCCCATCCGTGAGGTGCAAACATATCGTCACTGACGAGGATCAAGATGTCCTGCCCTGCGATCTTCGCCCCTGCGTTGGATGCCATGACCATGTTTGTCGCTCCGGTGCTGATGATGGTGACTGGCTCATGCCTGAAGATGTGGATGTATTGCGATGCTGTCGGGTCGTTGTCGCTGAGTGAGATGATCCACTCATACTCGCAGGCATTGTCGCTCTTCATCACCCAATGCTTGTAGCAGTCATGCGCCTGTCGAGGTCGCTTGAAGCTGGGGTGTACCAAACTGATGTTCATGCGATGATGACTTGAATCTCCTGACCGCAGATCGACTGAAGTAGCTTCAGCCCATCCATGCACCTTGTGCGTCTGGTGTACGCTTCACCGGAGTCAGCGATGATCCTGCCGTTCCGGGACAGGATCCTCCACCTCCACTGTTTCCGGGCATCTTGGTAGATTATGGCTTTCATTTCGTTTATAGGCTTAGAAAGGGAAATCTGAGTGTCCTACATTAACCGACTGCCGATCGTTCGTCTGAGGGCTTGTATTGGCTTTATACGGCTCTTTAATCACCACGCTGAGATACTTCTGCCCGGATTTGGATGTTCTGACCCATGCAGCGAGGTCCTTCATCTTGCCGTCAACCATGCACTTCCCGTTGTAGTCCGGGTGATTGTCTGCAGTCTTCTTGTCGTTGGCGAACAGTGCGCCAGTGTTGTCTTTCTGTTCCATTGTGTTGTTGTTTATGATTAACTTGTAAACGTAGT